AAGCCAACACCGAGCAAGCAAGGCTTATTGCCGAGCTAAAAGAATTACGCAAATAAGCGTACTGTTTAAACGAAACAAGGAGACAGAGTGATGAGTTATTTGGAAGACGTTAAAGAAGTTATGCAGATTCGGATCGTTATTGATGGTGGAATGGTAGATACCGTCGATGCCTTTGCGGATTCCCTATCGGGTATCGTGGGTCGAACAGTAGAAATTGAGGTGGTGGATCGTGACGTTGAGGATAATGAGGATTCGGGTATTTATCGGATTCATTTAGTTACTAAGGAAAAGAAAAACTAACTTAACAACCGGCCCGATGAAACACCTGTTGACAATCAACACCAACGTGCTACAGTAGTAACACACACATCGCAACAAGGAGAAACCCATGCGAAACCAATACGGCAACACCCCACAAGAGCAAGCTCGATCAGAAATACTAACCTTCCTCCATCAAATGGCGCTGACAGACGAAACCGAAAGCATTTACTTCGATTACGAAACTCCGTCATTCATCCGCGCCAAGCGTAAGCACTTCGGCAAACTCATGTACAAACTGGCTAACGAGTGGGGCCACGATGTAGGAGGGAAGATACTCGACGTTTAGTCGAAACCGCCTCTGGCGGTCTGTGTCGGTTGGCTACCGGCGCACTGATGAGACAAGCCGTTTAAACGCAACAAGGAAAAAACTATGGAAAGAGAACAGATAGCCGCGATCCTAATCGAAGCAAACGAGCGCGGACGCATTGCGGCAGCAGAATCAGACCAGCAGATGATTCAAGTGGAAGATCAAGATGGCATGGTGTACGACCCATTTTCTTACAGATTTCGGCGAGCGACTCTCCCTATTTGCGGATTCGCGTCTGTAAGAGTGAAGGGCTTGAGAGGTAAAGTGCTTGCGGAGTTTAGACGTCGAGGCTTTGAAAAACACTATTTCGTTGGTCAATATCTTTGGGTTGGAGACTATAACCAGTCGTATGATCTGAAATCTGCCTACACCAAAGCATACGCTAAGACGCTGACAGAACACGGATTCAACGCATGGTCTGAATCGTGGCCGAAGCGAGCAAGGCGCACCGACCTTTTAAAAGACCAGTGGAAAATAGGGATCAAAAAATAGGAGATAGATCTATGGACATAAAAGACTGGACAAACGAGGTCAAGCTGAAGACCTTCCACCACTACCAAGCAGCTCGCACTTGGGCAAAGCAAAGCAGATTGCTGGCTGATGATTTGCATCGCAAACATGGCGATGCCCACCTGACCGGACAACACCCGCTGTCTGATTTCCTGTACCCCAACGTGCGGAACGCAATCCTTGAGGCGGAGCAGCTCTCAATGACCACCCAAGGGCATGGTTTAAACGCTAAAAAGCGATTTCAGTTGGCGGTTTTCGTGGGCCACATCTCCGATGCTGTTGCACACCTAACGTTTGTGGAGAACAGCATTGGTCGGCGTGAGGGCAAAGACCTAATCCAATACCTAGATAACTGGCGTGAAGCAGAGATCCATCTTATGGATGAGATACTTGTGGCGATTGAGCAACGTATCACCGACAAGTCTCCTCGCGTGACAACCTTGTCTCTTAGTTTTTAGTGGAGGTAGATCAATGAACTATTTTCAAATCGGCTATTACCGATTACCGATTGAAGAAAGAATCGGTTCGCAAGATCACACACCAGAGTTTGATTTTGTTACTGATTTTGATGGGTGCTTAGATCGTGTTCAACAGCTAAGAGCGCAAGGCTATTACGACATTTCGATTGATGAATACAAGGATGGCTCATGCGTTGAGTCAATTTGCATCGCATCGTATGTCGATGAATGGGGCGCAGCGTGACGTTGAGACCCTGACGTACTACGTCAACAACATGATTGCACTTGGGGTTGACAAACCAATCCCATGTGCTACTTTAGTAACACTCGCAACAAGGAGATAGAGTGATGATACGAATAGACCTAAGTGGCCCTGATGGAAATGCGTTTGCGTTGATGGGCATAGCCCGAAACATATGCAAGCAGACGGGCGAGAATCCTGATCCGATAATCTCAAACATGATGTCAGGTGACTACGATCACTTGGTTGAGGTGTTTAAACAATCATTCGAGCACTTAGTTGAGTTGGAGGACTAATAGATATGAACGGCATCGAAAACAACATTGTGCGTAAGTTTGTGCGTGGATGGGAGGGCAAGCAGTCCAACACCGAGTCGGTGGACAACACGCTGTACCTACATGGGAACGCCATTGCTTGGCGCAACGAAGCCAACGGCGAAATCTGGATCACCAACGCTGGCTGGCATACCAGAACTACACAATCTCGTTTAAACGCAGTATTGAATGCTGCGATGATCGAGGCTCGCGTCTTCACCAAGAACGGCAGGCAATACTTGGAGCGTCGGGAGGGTGACGAGATGGTCACTCGCCCCATGACCCAATGGATTGAGGTGAAGCACCAACACCTCGAAAATACTATTTCGCAACTACAGGAGAAGGTAGCCAATGGCTAATGATTGGGACAACGCGATGGACGTCATCGTGAGAATGATAGATGAGGAATCGCAAAAGGTATTCTGTGAATGCGGTTTCTCAGAGGTAGAAAGGTTCTACGCCTACGGCAGACTCGCATCCGACGTTGTAGAGCAGGCTGCTATTTGTGGACTACCACCCAAGGAGCAAGCACTCCTCACCACCCGCTGCCTGTTGGCGATTCATCAGAATGCGCTTCAATCACAGGTGTTGGCAATGCAGATTGAAGCTGCTACGGCAAGGCAAATCCACTAATGGGAACGTCTTGCGCCCAAAATTGTAAGACAGGTGTGCTAGTCACGCTGCTTATCGCGGCGTTTGGGCTGGCACATGAGATTGATTTCCGAGAGCAGTGCGGGAGAGATTCCGACTGCGCCTCGGAACATTTGGAGAAACAATGAAGCTGAAAGAGTTATCGAAGATAGCCAAGGATATTGGCGAGGAGAAGATCATCAAGATGATCGAGAAAGAAACAGCAAAACTGAGAAAGCGTGACGATGGGATGGTCAAGGTCGCAGACCTAGCAGACAACCTCATCGCTGAGATAAGGAGCAAAGACAATGGGTGATGTGGTAGATATGCAGGGTAACACCTTACGCGATAGAGTGACGCAAGAACCAATCCGGGATCGTGATCGTATGCTAACGCCCCCACGCTCTGATGTGTTCTCAAGGCTGGAGCAGTTTGCACTGACTGCGAATTGTGAAAGCCATCTGATCGAATACTTCAGAGACAAAGAGCGTTTAAACAGCTATGTCACTGGTTGCCTGAGAAGATTTGCCGAAGCTGATTACGGCACTCTGACCGAGACAGATGTGAAGGAGAATCTGGACAACATGCAAACGGGTCAGATGATGATCGGGGTGTACCCCTTCGATGAGAACCCGAAGGCAGGCAACCTAGACCTGCGTACCTATCTGATCCTCGATGCTGGTCACGAAACCCTGACCATGCTGATGCCGGAGGACTACTGATGGATAAGCCTTGGATAGATGCAGCCATGCACATGCGTGAGCAAGGCAAGAAGCTGCAAGACATCGCAGATGTTGTGGGTGTGGCCCCGTCCACAGTACGCAACGAGCTTCGCTCTCACATGGGTATCAGCAAGTACGATGAGGTGAAGCGATACGTTGTTGATTTCAACAAATCAGAACGCACCAAGCGAATCCGAGAGTCGCTGCGTTTAAACGAGAAACCTGCACAGATCGCTGATCGAGAAGGAGTGAGTAGACAGTACGTCTACTTCCTCAAGTGGAAGATGAACGATGAAGTCATCAAGGCTGTCGATGCCCTTGGCGACAAGGACTACATTGACGATAAGGTGGGCATCTTGCAGACGCAGGAGCAACGCAACGAAACGATCCGTGAGATCGAAGAAATGCTAGGCCAGAAAATATAGTTGACATTCCTGTCAGCTATGGTACGTTAGTAACACGCAACAAAAGGAGAGCGTAAATTGAAATCAATAGACAAACAAATCAACGAACTGAGGCAGGCTTTAGCGGCTGCTACAACGCATTGTTCAGCCCTAAAGATGGTTGAAGTACACATCAAGGCCGAAAACATGGGTGGTATTAAAGAATCATATGAGCTAACCATCGGGCTGGAAGAAAGCCTTAATCGCGCACTGGATATACTCAACGGAGAAGACGTATGACTTTGAAAGAAGTTACCTACAAAGCCGCAGCCGACGGCAAACTGGTGGATCGCAGCGTGAAAAATGTTGCACTGACCGATCAAGAGATACTGCTGATTCTAAACACGTTTCGGAGGATACCTTTCGATTTAGAGCAGGAGCTTGAACACGCTCTTAACGAACATCCCGACACGATCTTTGAAATCTGAATTAACGGGGGCTACGGCCCCCATCAACCTACCCGCTCATCTTCACAGGTGAGCGGTAAGTCCCATCGGTATAGTCGTATTTCAATTCAACACAACCAACCCTCCCGCTCTGTTTAAACCTTATCTTCTTCACATGAATCCGAATGTCATCGGAACCCTGCGTGAAATCTCTTTCCACGATCAAAATGTTATCCGCTTTGTTATAGAAGTTTGCTGATCCGGCAATGTCGTATGGCTCTGGCACAGGGAACGAACCGTCTTGGTTCCTTCTCAGCTTCGCAGGATGCGCCACAAGAAAGATCGCGCACTCGTTGGCTGCTGCCCACCGCTTTAATGTTGCGAGCATCTGGGACACATACTCGGTCTCTGTCCACCCGCTTGGTCTGCGATGCTCAAACTCGTTGTACGGATCAAGGATCAACCCGCGCACGTTTGGGTATCGCTGCACACAAGCAGTCGCATTCTCCAGACACCAATCCACAGTCGGTGCCTCATCGTCTGAGCGTATCCAGTAATAATGATTTCCGATAAATCCTACCGCCTTTCCCCATTCCTCATGGCTCATCTTCTGCCCAGATTGCGTATCCCACGCAGGCTTGCGTATGTACTTTGCTGCGAGCTTGTTGATGTGTTCATCAACTGGATTCTCAAACGAACAGACCGCGAATCTCCAGCCATGCTCTGACGCAAGGTTTAAACAGATCTGATCCATGAATTCTGATTTGCCAACGCCCGGAGCGCCGGAGATTATGTTCAGCTCACCAGCCCTCACCTTATAATTCCAATCCATCGCAGTGATCCCTGTTGAGATTCCCGTCTTCACTTCCCCATTCAACAAAGCAAACGCATCATCGGCGTATGCTTTCGTTTCATGTAAAGCCTTGAGAGGCCACGGCTCTGCCGTTTCGACCAACTCTCGCAGACGTTCCTTCCCGTACCCAATCAGCACATCATTCGGGTCTTTGCATCCCTCATCCCACTCAACCCGCCAGCACCTGTGCCTGCCTAGCCTACGCGCAAGCTCGTTACGCATAGCTATGCCCACGGAATCCCCGTCCGTGAGAAGCACGATCCTCTTGAAACCATTCAGATCACCGTTCAACTCATCAATCCAACTGAGCTTCTTGTCGCTCGCACCGTCAGGTACGCTGATTACGTTGCTCAGTCCCGCCTCTAGGCAGGCCAACGCATCGACCTCGCCTTCGGTGATAATTAGGTGCGGTTGATCCGTATCGACCATGTTCCAGAGATACGGCAAGCGATGCCCGTCCTTAATCTGGCTGAACTTCTTATCTTGTGTGCGAAATTTCACGTTGATGGTCTTGCCATCTTTGTCTCTATGAACAAACGCGATTGCTTTCTTCGTCTCCCCACCTATGAATGCCTCGCCGGTCTCCACTCCAGCCATGTCCAACGTGGCTTCAGAAATCCCTCGATTGGCAAACCACTTCACCACCCCTTCGCTCAACTCATTCAAATCAGGAATCTTGGGAACCTTCTTCTCCACCTTCTGTTTAAACGGACTTTGCATTGTATTTCTCCAGACGTTGCCCTCCCAATCACAGTGATGGCAGCGCCACTGCGCCCCCTCTCCGTCGATGGACATGCTCAGGCACTTTTCGTGTTTATTTTTTGTGCGGGTATCACTGCATGACGGGCAGAGAATCTTGCTCTGACCCTCGCGCAGATCGCGGGAGGCAAACCCTAGGGTTGCCAACTCATCGTAGAAGCCCACGGCTAAGGGGCGGTTTTGTATTGGATCGAACCGTCTGGGTTCATCTTGCGCCCAGATACGTCACGCCTGTTCTCTAGCGCAGCCTTTTTGTCTTGGCTTGCCAGATAAGCAGAGGTGCTTAGGAACCAGCGTTGCTGCGTCTTGATTTCTGCATCGTAGGTCAGCCAATCATCTCGGCTTTGCAAGACTGCATCTAGGTTGGGGATATTTTTGTAGGCTTTTACCCACCGATCATAATCGGCTTGCTTCAGCTTGATGGTGTTTCCGTCGAAAGCGTATTCGCTCATGTTGTTTCCTTATGTTGCGATTGTGAAATCATCCAAGGCGTAATGATTGACAGGCTCCATGTCCTGACCATCACCCCGATCCTTCCGCCCACCCCACTCAACCTTGGTTGGTGTTGTGTCCAGATCTAACGTTGCAATGGTTCCACAACTCCATTGCACCACTAAAACTACACGCTTGCCCGTGGCGCTGGCAAGTGCTTTCGCATCCGCCGCTTTATGCACACTCAACATATACGTTGGGAACGTGCGAAAGGCGTGGGTGCGTATCTTGATCTCGCCAAACCCTTCGACCTCTCCATTGTCATCGACAAAGCAGAAGTCAATCGGATACATATTGGGATTCTCTTTTGCCTGTAAGCCCCATTTACTGGCGACTTGTTTTGCTAACTTCCGCTCTCGCTCTTTGTCAGCCTCACTCTCATATATCGGTCTCATTGTTCACCTTGTTGCGAAAAGAATCGTTAATAACAGTTCGGACGGTGAGAGAAGGACGCTCCCCCCAAACCCCCCTCATTTTGAGGACGGTGGAGAGAGTCGCCTCAGTTCGGACGGAGCCGAGCATGGACATTGCCGCTTATTTATTACGCGCATTGCGGCCTTACCCCCTTGCGCGATTCCTTGCTTTCTTAAAAAAGCACAGGTTTAATTCGCCTGTCAACTCTATCTCCATAGAAATGACTCCTTTGTTGCGAAGGACGGCCCACCTTCATCACCCGTCGATTGGGGGTGGGCCATTTTCGTTGTGACTTATCTCCTTGATCCAGACTTCCGACCTAGGGTTCTCTTTGTCGAGATACCTGCAACTGCTTATCTGTTTAAACTGACGATCATTTGCATAGATCAGACCCTGCAACGCATCTAGCAAGATGCTGGGATCGAGATCCTGCCTGCGGCTGGGATAGTAGATGTCTGCGTGGAAAGAAAGATCTCCCTCCAACATCTCATCCATTGGCTGAACTTGGGCCTTTACATCTTCCGCGAACTGTAATGCTGGCTTGCTTTTGATGAGCCTTGGTCTGCCGCCAAACGTGACCAGCCGCCTACCATTCGCCTTGGAATGGGCAGCTCCAAAAATAATTAGCTTGACTTGTCTCTTATCCATGTGTTCTTATCGTCACACACCTTCGCAACAAGGATAACACATGAACTACACCAACGAGCTTGGTTTGCCTGCGCCTTTGGCAGCAGCACTCACGAAAGACACTTACAGTAGAGGCGATGCCTCGTACTCAGCCACCGGCTTATTGCGTCCACCGCGCATGGCTGCACTCTTCGATGATCCTGACAACATCGTGTTCCGTGATGTGTCCGAAAACCTTTGGACGCTGTTCGGTACTGCTGTGCATTCGATTCTTGAAGACTCCAAACATCCTGACTTCATCACCGAGGAGCGCCTGTATTGCTCTGTAAGCGGCGTTAAGCTGTCGGGTGCTATAGATGTCCAGCACATCCAAAAAGACGGTACGCGAATTCTACAGGACTATAAGACACGCAAAGCGTATGGCGTGATGAACAATGATAGCGATGAGAAGCAGCTAAACATCTACGCATACATCGCGCACAAGAACGGCATCAAGGTGAGCGGTTTACAGGTCATTAACTTCGTCAAGGATTGGAGCCGACACGAAGCAGAGCGCAAGCCTGACTACCCACCCCAAGACATTTTTATCCAAAACATCCCACTCTGGCCCACCGAACAGTCCGAAGCGTTTGTGATGGAGCGTATCGCTGCACATGAGGAAGCTAGGGCTGGCAATCTACCTGACTGCACCGACGAAGAACGTTGGCTGCGTGATGACAAGTTTGCCGTGATGAAGGAGAAGCGGGTACGCGCAGTGCGTGTGTTCGATTCACAAGAAGAAGCGGAGACATTCATCGCCGCTCAGAAAGACGCAGACAAACACACCATCGATCACCGTCGAGGACAACCTATACGATGTGAGCAGTTCTGTGATGTGGCTGACTACTGCGACCAATTCGCAACGTTTAAACAGGAGAATAGTGTTGAGTGATAACAAGCTGCTTGAAGCAATCAATCACATGGAATCATTGTCCGATTCCGACAAGATCAATATCAAGGGAAAGCTCTACGCGAAGGTCACTACTCGCGTTGTGGCTTTCCGTAAGGCATATGGAGACAAAGGGAGGATCACCACCAAGATCCACACCTCCAATGAGAATCGCGTTCTGATCGAGGCTCAAGTCCATGTCCGTGATGGCAATGTATGGCACTTGATTTCTAACGATTGGGCAGAAGAGTTCCGCAACGATGGCCCTATCAATAAGAAGTCAGCAACAGAGAACTGCGCTACCTCTGCCATAGGTCGGGCGCTCGCTGCATTAGGGCTAGGTGGGGGCGAATACGCCAGCGGAGATGAGGTGCAGTACGCCATTGAAGAAAAGCAGGGCGTGTCACCAAAAGCAAAGGCAAAAGCGGAGCCTGTCAAGACAGATGTTGTGCCCACATCGGAGGACTTCTTCAAGAAGAACACAGATGTTCTGATTGATGAGCTTGCCTTAGTAGAGACACCAGAGGAAGCGAAGACTGTCATGGGTCAGCACTGGCCTTCGCTCAAGAAAGAATACGAGGGCCACCCTGATTGGAGTGCATTTTCCCAGAAGATTAAGGGGCGGCTAGAGCAAATAGCAGCAAAACCAAAAACGGAAGAAAAGGACTTACCATTCTAATGCAATACGATAACGAAAAATCTGGCGCACTGTTTGCCAACAAGGACAAGAAAGAAAATTGGCATCGAGATATGCAGGGTTCGATTACCGTCGAGGGTGTCGAATACTACATGGATGGATACAAAAAGGTATCCAAGGAGGGTGTCCCATTCATTAGCATCAAATTGAAACCAAAGGTTGCGACTGCAAAAAAAGCAGCTACCGATAAGCTGGCAGAAGACGCAGACTTTTCAGACTTTGGCCTGTAGGAGTTTGTATGAGCAAAATAAAAGCACACGTTATGGATCTGCATGAGCGGCTCAATGAGTCGCAGATTGCGGAGCGTAACGCACGATTAAAGTTGAGCGAGATCAACGCGACAGTAGTGAAGATCCAAAAAATGCACCACATAGATGATGAGGATTTGCTGATCGAGATCGATAAACGATTGGACGCTTCGCTCGAAAGAGTTCGTCAACTCGAAGAGCTTTACGAGATTGGCAGCAAGATAACCAAAGACTTTGAAACAAAAGACTTGGGCTAAGAAGCTACGAAGCAGAAGGTATCTGCAACTGGTACGAGAGCAGGGCTGCTTGATCTGCTACCGCCCAGCGCAGGCGCACCACCTTACGTTTGTTGAGGATGATGGGCTGAGAGGCATGAGGCGTAGCGGCGATCAACATGCAGTCCCGCTCTGCGATGACCACCATAGGGGTCTACATGCTTATGGCAACGAAAAGAGATGGTGGGCGATGGAAGGCATTGACCCACTTACATGGATCGAAATGTTTAAACGCAATGAAGGGAAGGGATATGACTCAGAAGAAAACATCGAAGGCAGCACCGAAGGCAGCACCGAAGAAGAAATACTACAAGACCAAGAATGAAGCCATCGAGGAATTAAAGAGTGAGCTAGAAGCTGCTGCATTCCTACATCGTGAGCAGATTGCACAGATGCAGATCGAGCATCAAAAAGAACTTGACGCTGCGCGTGAGCGAGACGATGAGATATTGAACATGAATGACGATCTCTTCGCAGAAAAAGACGAGTTGATGGAGGAGCTTAATACGATTAAGCGGCGACGATTTCACAAGTGTAGTAGCGTTGCGGATCTCGCTGACTACTTATCTGCAAACGATCTTGCCGAGCTTCTCTTTTACGCCCAAGACATGGTGCAGTTTGGTTTGTTTGTAGACCGAAACGAAGACGATGAACCTATACTTAATCCACTTGATGTTGATCGAACTGATGAGGGCGATCCAGCCATCTTCCCCCAGCGCGGCAAGACCGTTGTGGTGGTAAGGCATGTGCCTTGCGGGGATTGTGATTCTGAGGATGAGGTTCACTGATGAAAGGCGAAGATATAGCAGAGAGCTTTGAAGCAAAGAAGTATGCGTATCGCCAAACAAAGGATGGCATGGTGCTGTCCTTTGTTCTTCATCCTGATGATGTGCCAAAGGAGATGGCTACTGCTCCCATCGGTCAGCGATACATGGTTGCCTGCGCTCAGATAGATGACCATGAGAATCCCATAAGGCCAAGGGCAACTACAGATGCAGAGAAGGCTTTGGCTAGAGCTAACCTTATATGCAGGGATGAGACGTATATTCAGTGGGTTCGTATGAACTACTACCAGTGGGATGTCGTGGATGAAACGCTAGAAGACGAAGAGTATGCAGCACAGGTCATTAGATTTATCTGCGGCATCGAGTCTCGATCAGAACTGAAGACCAACCCGGAAGCCAGAGAGCGTTTAAACGAACACTTGAAGTTGTTTGAGAGTGAGGTTCAGGCGTGAAGACTTGGTACACGGAGAAGCTGCGATCTATGAGGGCAGATCAAAATATGTCCTTGCAGGAGCTTGCGGATAAGTCAGGCATGAATCGTGGGTACATCAGTCAGGTAGAGTTGGGCAAGAGGAAGCCTAGCTTTGAGGCTGTAGAGACTATCGCAGGTGCGCTAGGGGCCACTATATACATACAGCTAGAAGCCCCAGAAGCGCCTTCTACTGCGTCACCACGCAATAAGAAGCGTGTATCCATAGCAAGTAGATTCTGGAGGCAATAATGACAAAGGAAACAATAGAAGAGTTCATAGCTCGCGGTGGCGAAATCAAACAAGTGCCGTTTGGCAAAAAGAAATATAAAGAATATTGGGCGCGATGGGAGAAACCAGACGGAGGCTTCAGTTTCAAAGTGCTGCAAAATATCCGCAAAAACCGTCGCAAAATGCGAGGACTCTCAACCAAATAACGAAGGACGGTAGCATGAAGTATCACATCGTAGTGCATGAGATTACATGCAAGTACACAGAGGTTGAGGCTTATACTAGAAAAGAGGCTGAAGAGATTGCTAGGGCTAATGGCGGAACGTGGCTTAGACTCCCTCTACTTCTTGAGCGTAAGGTAGTACGGACACATGATGAAAACGAACCCCACGAATCCCCAGCAGAAATCGGTAAGTGAATGGCATTTCATATGCTTGGACTGCGACATGAAAGCATTTAAACACACCTACCCGGAAAGCTGCCCGGAGTGTGGGAAGAGAAAATTGATAATTACTGACTTGCGATGGAGGGGTAGAGCAAGCAATAATGATGACGGGTAAGATGCTTGAGCAATTCTCTCCTGCCCGTCCCCACAACGGGTACCCCAAAGTGGGATCAAACAGGCCACAGGCGTTGGTTGAGCATCGCCTATACCGAAGCGTTCCCGTCCGCTTGGCCGAAGGCGGGTTTACTTCTTCTTTTTCTTCTTCACACCTGCTTCGCTTAATGCGATAGCTATAGCTTGCTTCCTGTTCTTAACCTTCTTACCAGACCCACCAGACTTCAGCTTGCCTGACTCAAACTCCCGCATGACCTTGCGTACCTTGGCCTGCTTCTTCTTTTTGGCGGGGCCGCTGCTGGTTTGCTTACGCTGTTGCGCTCGACTGATAGCCAT